GTGTATATGCATCAGAGTGTTGGTATTGGCGAACACAGCGACATTGTAGAAGCTATTCAGGAAGAACTTGATAAAATGGCGGCTGCAACTGATCGTATTGAAATGTTAAACACTCATTTTAGTTAATGAACCTGAATCCCTTAAATAAGAACACAGTGGACAGGAGTATAAGGTCAGATGTATAGCGTAGAGATGGAACATGATGAGATTACGATCACAGTTATGGACGATCACGGTAATTACTCTGACCTTATTATTAATAGCTTTGATGATATAGTATATATTAGACAATTTGAAGATGATAAGCCAATGCCACAGTCAATTGCATTAAGTCCACAAATGTGGGAAGAACTAATATTATCATTTCAAAGCCATGAAGGCTTCTTTAAAACAGTTAACAGGGATAAAAATGTCAGATAAATCATTAATTTTAACCATCGGCTTAACAGACAAGTTTGATGAAAAATGGGGCGTAAACAGTCCAAACATACACGAAGGTATAGAATCATTATATAATCTTAAATTACTTGATCCAGATTCAGCAAAAGAAAAAATAAGCTGGCGACTCAATATGGATAATCCGTATGTTGTAAAAGTAATCAATGCGTGGGAAAAAGCTATTCGTAAACCGCATTTAAAAATGATGTGTCATATGCACACTGAATTTGATATGGATCCTAATTATTTGGATATGCGTAGGTTTATGGAAACAGTACCACTTATACCATCAGATCCAAAAGCGCAATTAGATATGAGTATTGACTTATCACAAGACTGTGGGTTAACTTCTGAATTGCCGTGGGGAGCACTTGGGACAAGTGTAAACCAAATACTAAATTTTAATGAAATTCCAACTACGTTACAAAACGCTGGCAATATAGAAAATGGCAAACCTAAAGATCCCGACATCGATCTAATTCCAAATTTTGACTCTAATCTTGAGATGCCTATTATGTTTACAAATGATTATGAACTTACTTCACGTAGTCGTAAACACGGAACAAAGTTAAAACTTAATAAAATTAATGAATTACATCCTGCCAAAGCAGAGTATGCTATGCGTCACTCGGATATACTTAAAGACAAAGGATATAATGAACAGGCAATTGTTAATATTATGGCACATCAGTGGCTTGTTATTGGAGAGTTAATTACTAGTCCAGGTGAAGCATACGAAACATTATCTAATTTGCCGTATATATGTTTAATAACACTAACCGAGGAATAATAAATGAATGTGATCGAATCGTATACTAAAGAAGAAAAGCTCAGTGTAATTATGCTACAAGACGAAGTGTTTAGTGTAGCATTTTATGAGAACGATAAATGGGTAGGTGGTATCGAATATCCAAACAAGCACATTAGCTATGTCAAAGATGCTGCATCCAATTGGATAAATGGTATTCTCACCAGAGATACAATCAAACAATACAGTAGTGCATTATGAGCCTTAAAGGTAAAACTATTATACTATGCTTGCCAGGTAATACTTACAGCGGTAAGTTTATGACAAGTTTATTAGAGTTAGTATTCCATATTAATAGACAAGGCGGTCAAGCTATTGTTAGTCAACAGTATAGTAGTATGGTAAACTTTGCTCGTTGTAAAGTAGCAGGAGCAGATGTAACTCGTGGACCAGATCAAGAGCCATTTGGTGGTCAGCCATACGATTATATGATGTGGATTGATAGCGATATTGTATTCAGTAATCAGGAATTTGACCAGTTAGTAAACATGGATTGTGATGTAGCAAGTGGTTGGTATCAACAACCTGGCGGTAGTACTCCAGTAGTTGAAAAAATGGATAGTGAATACTTTCAAGAACACGGTACATATGAGTTTATTAGTGGCCAGGCGATGTCACAACGCAAGTTCGAGTTTAAAGCAGACTACATTGGATTTGGTTGGGTACTAATCAAACAAGGTGTGTTTGAAAAGATGAAGTATCCTTGGTTTGCCCCTAAACGTATGAAAGTTGGCGAGTATTACGATATGTGTAGTGAAGATGTCGCTTGGTGTTTAGACGCTAAAGACGCAGATATTGACATATATGTAAATCCAAGAGCTCATGTTGGGCATGAAAAAATACAAATAATTTAAACTATTTTATAACCTATTGAAAACATTAGAAACTTTTCTTCTGTTTTCTGTTGACTTACTATTCTAGAACTGCTAAAATAATGGCATAAGTTAAACAAAAGCGAGGAATACAAAATGGTAATGTTAAACACAGCAATTCAAGCAATTCAAAACAGTGACCGTGATGAATTAAATCAGATTATTGCAGCAGTTAAACTGCGTCAAACATATCTTGCTCGTCAAGCATCACGTTCGTTTATGGTAGGTGACATTGTATCATTTACAGGACGCCGTAATGCTACAGTAACAGGTCGTGTTACAAAAGTTAACCAAAAGACAGTTGTTGTACTAGACAATAATAGTAATACACAGTGGAAAGTTACTGCATCAATGTTAACACCACTTAGCATAGGAGCCTAATATGTGGGCAATTGAAGCAAGAAATTTCGGTGAGAAAAAAGATTACTTTTATCAGTCAGGACTGACAATGAAAGAAGCTCACCGTATGATCGCAAAAATGTCAAACAGTGGCAACTGGGCCAGCTGTCGTGCTTGGGATAAAGTTGCTGAATGGAAGCAAGAAGAAGCTAACGAACGTATTCGTAAATTTGGTGGGAAGTCGTCAGTATGAAAAAGTCAGAAACAGTTTATAATGTAGAGCAAGCCTTGTCATTGTCTGTATATGTTGATGATCAGCAAGGTTTTATTAAAAGCGGTTTTGGCTTTTACGACAGTGATCGTGGTAAAGAAACCAAAGATAATAAAACTGCGATATTCCATTATATGAATGGCACAGAAAAGATGCCAAAAATTACCAACAAGCAAAAAGAACGTGCCGCTGAAATTCGTGAATACTTTAAGGGTACACTAGTAGCAAAGAAGCTCATGGGTACACTTAACAGTTTTGAAGATGGCGTCATGAAATCAATTGGTAATGACGAAACTAATAGTTTTGGAATTAGTGTTATTGCTAGTTTACCCAACAGTTTGCGTATTAGCAAAAAACGTGATGACCTAGACGATTGGTTTGACAATCTACGTGATAAAAGTGAATTTATCGGTAAACGTGGTGAGCGTCTACGTTTTGGTGTATATGTACGTGATGTAAAGTTTATCGCCAAATATGGTATTCACTTGGTAACTTGTGTTGATAAAGATGAAAACATTGTGAAGTTCTTCTTTAGTAAAGAGCCTGATATTGCAGGATTGCTTGAAGGCCGTAACGTTATGCTTACTGGTAAAGTTAAACAACATGACATTAGTAAGTTTTCCAACTGCAAAGAAACTGTAATTAATTACGTAAGAGTAGAAGAAAGTACTTGACATCTTGAACGATGATGTTAAAATGTATATATAAGTTGTTAATAGAGGAGTGAGAACCGATGCAACAAGTGATAGTACATAACGGAACATACCGAAATATGCCAGTAACAGATAAAGTCTTTAAAATGACTAAAGAATTTAAGGAAGGCGCAAGCGGCCCTTATATTACAGTGTGTGGCAAAGAGCATAGTGATATGCCAGATCGTAATGTTCGTATTAACGTAAAAGGGAAAGGTTGTTTCTCGTTTATGTCAAATGGTGAAGTAGAAGCACCAGAAAAAACTGAAACAGATGATCAAATAATTGAACGTTTGCGTGAACGTTTTCAAGTATTAGAAGATATGACATACGCATCATGTGATGGTGTTGTCCGTGGTATGGTTGTTACTGGTCCTCCAGGTGTAGGTAAATCCTACGGTGTAGAGAAGGTAATGAATGAAGCGGAAATGATGAACAAAATGGGCGGAGGTACCACAGGTACTGGACGCAAATATGGAATGGAAAAAGGTGCCGCAAGTGCCATTGGTTTGTACAAGCTACTATTTGAGTATGCTAACGAAGGCAGTGTGCTTGTACTAGATGACTGTGATAGTGTATTGTACGATGAGACATCACTTAACTTGCTTAAAGCAGCACTAGACAGTAGCCCAAAGCGGTTCCTGAGCTGGCGTAGTGAAAGCCGTGTGCTTCACAACGAAGGCATTCCAGACAAATTCGAGTTTAAAGGTTCAATTATCTTTATTACTAACCTCAAGTTTGAAAAGACACGTGGTAAGATTAAAGATCACCTAGACGCTATTATGTCACGGTGTCACTATTTGGACCTTACACTGGATACAATGCACGAAAAATGGTTGCGTTGTAAGCAGATCGTCAGTGACGGTATGCTAAACGAATATAACTTTGATAAAGCTCAACAAGAAGATTTACTAGGTTATATTCACGAAAACCGTAACAAGCTACGTGAAATGAGCTTGCGTATGGTTTTAAAGATTGCCGATCTCAAGAAGATGAACGGTGATAAATGGAAACGCTACGTAGAAATGACTTGTATGCGGCGTTCCTAATATAGACGGTGTAGTGGTGGACCTCCTCTGTCTGCGTCACTCTCACTCACGCCACTACACAAAACCTGGGGGCTCGGTAAGACATCTTACTGAGCCCTTATTTTTATAAGTATCATTGACAACCTCGGAAAGATAGTATACTATACTAATATGAAATGTAAAATTATTCTTAAAGATGAGGTTAATTGTAAAGTTGAAGGTCTCGATTTACAAACTCGTCGAAAATGTGAACAAAAGTTAAAGTTCTTTTTACCCTATGCAAGACATGTACCTGCCTATAAACTAGGAAGATGGGATGGTTGCGTTGGGTATTTTACTATGGGCGGTAATACATTTGTTAATGCTCTCAACCATGTACTGCCTATTTTGCAGGAACAAAATTACGATGTTGAGCTACAAGATAACCGCAATACATGGGACTTAAAGTTTTCAGAAATAACTGAAGATCATTTCAGTGATCGAGTATGGCCAGATAAACATCCAGCCGCAGGTGAGCCTGTAGTGTTGCGTGATTATCAAGTAGACATCATTAATAAATTTATTAACAATACACAAAGTATTCAGGAAATTGCCACTGGTGCAGGCAAGACATTAATGACTGCCGCACTTAGTAATCTAATAGAACCATATGGGCGTAGTATTGTTATTGTACCAAACAAAGACTTAGTAACACAAACAGAAGCAGACTACATTAACTTGGGTCTTGATGTTGGCGTATACTTTGGTGATAGAAAAGAGTTTGGTAAAACACATACTATATGTACATGGCAAAGTTTAAACATCATGGAAAAACGTTTCCGTGATGGCGAGCAAGACTGGGGACTGGACGAATTTGCAGAAGATGTAGTATGCGTTATGGTAGACGAAGTACACCAAGCCAAAGCAGATGTACTAAAGAAATTACTTACAGGTCCTTTCCGTAATGTTCCTATTCGTTGGGGACTAACAGGCACAATACCCAAAGCAGATCATGAACGTTTAAGTTTAGAAGTAAGTTTAGGTGAAGTTGTACATCAGTTGGCGGCAAGCGAACTACAAGAGCAGGGTGTACTAGCACAGTGTGATGTTAATATCTTACAGTTACAAGATGATGTCAATTACGGCAATTATCAGAGTGAGTTAACATACTTGACAACTGATAAAAATCGTTTAGATTACTTGGGAGACGTAATTGCAAATTTAGCAGAAACTGGCAATACACTAGTGCTAGTAGATCGTATTAAAGCAGGCGAAGGGCTACTGGAACGACTTGGTGGAGACACTGTGTTTATTAGCGGCAGTATGAAAACAAAAGACCGAAAGGAAGAGTATGACGAAATTAGTGAAGCAAATAACAAGGTTATCGTTGCAACCTATGGTGTGGCTGCCGTGGGTATTAACATTCCTCGTATTTTTAACTTGGTTCTCCTGGAGCCTGGCAAATCCTTTGTAAGGGTTATCCAAAGTATTGGACGTGGAATACGTAAAGCACAAGACAAAGATAGTGTACAAATATGGGATGTAACGAGTAGTGCTAAGTTCAGTAAACGCCACTTAACTGAACGAAAGCGATTTTATAAAGAAGCAAACTACCCCTTTAAGGTAGAAAAGGTAAATTACAAATGAAAGTATTAACAGTAGAAAATGAAGCATATGATTTAGATTTTGTTCCAGATGAGATTCAAGACATACGCTATTGCGTATTAGATTACAGTGATAAAGACAACGCAGATTATATATTTGTACCACTGGTATTCTTGGAAAGTTTTAGTTGTCCAGCAGCAGTATTAAAAATTGGAAAGTATACTGTAAGTGTACCACTTGATTGGCACTTGGTAGTCTGTGATCCCATGGTGGGAGATCCAGAAGTATTACCAATTACAAGTTTAAACGATCGTGGATTTAAAGCATTTATTATTAATCCAATTAACGGCTTTATGCCAGAGTTTACAGAAGTAGAGATAGTAAATATCTATCAGGATATGAAATGGTATTTCCCTAAACTTAAATATGGACATATATTATGTGTACCACTTGAAGAAGGTCCAAAACCAAAGTGTGCATATTTTGTTAAAGAAACAAACAAGATACCAGATGTATTAGACACGGATGATTTGTGGTAAGATGAGCGGACAAAGACGTTGGTTAAAAACATGGGCTAGAACTGTAGGTATGCCAATTGGTGTTACTGATGAAGACAAGCCTGAGTTTTTGCCTATCACACAAACAGATGTTAAACGTGCATTGGCATTCAGAACTTTCTGGATTGTCTTGCATATTATAACATGTTGTGCTATTATAGCAGGTAATGGAAGGACACTTGAAATATGGTAATAGATTTTTCGAAAGTAACCCGAGTTGAAGTAATTGACAATAAAGGTCGTGCTTATACTAAATGGGACGTTAATAATGTAGAGCTACAACTTCAGGATGATGAGCGTACACTTAAATTATTTGTACAGTATGAAGAAGAAGAAATCTCAATTGACTGATAAACTAAACATTAAAAATGAAATGCGGGTGCTGGATACTAGAGATAGAACATGGTGGGCTGATCTAACTGAAGAAGAAGCTGAGACCATGAGCAAAAGTATGTGGACACAAATGCGTTGGGCAAGCAGTGTTAAAGGCGGCAATGCGGCACAATATTTGATGTTGGTTAATGAATTTACAAATTTACATTTCAATACACTAAGGCATCATCCACAACTACAGCATCAGTTATTACAACTTGCTGGTGCTGGTAAGTCACAGTATCATGAATGGATACCGCCTGGCAAAAGAGACAAAAAGAATAAACTAGGAGCGTGGCTAGCAGATCAGTATCCACAATACAATAATGATGAGCTTGATATAATTCAGAACACAACTGATAAAGGTGTTTGGAAAGACATGATGGAACAGCAAGGTATGAAGCCCAAAGAAATTAAAGAGTTGTTAAAATGAAGTGTGACTATTGTGGCAAAGTTTTTAAACGTGAAAGCACACTTATGTCACATATTTGTGAAAAGAAAAGACGTTGGTTACAAAAAGACTTTCCAGAAACACTACATGGCTTTGGTGCATATGATTTGTTTTATCGTTTGGGTATGCAAAGCAAGCCCAAGACATATCAGCAATTTGTAGATAGTCAGTATTTTAGTGCATTTGTAAAGTATGGCAGTTATTGTATAAACTCCAACGTTATTGACAGTGAAGCATATACACGTTGGCTAATACGCAAACAAGCAAAGCTCAAAGATTGGGCAACAGACAGCATGTATATGTTGTTTGTTAGAGATCACTTAAAGAAAGAAACAGTAGATAGAGCACTAGAACGTTTTGTAGAACAGGCAGGTAAGACGTCTTACTTTCAGTTGTTCTGGGAAATGGCAAGTGGTTACTTAATTGCAGACTGGGTTGAGAGTGGTAAAATATCTCCCTGGATACTATTGGGCAGTAAACGTGCACAAAGAGCATTGAGTAATATGCCAGATGAATGTTTTGCAAGAATAGCAAATAGTGTTGATGCTGGATACTGGGGTAAAAAAATTGAACAAAATCCACATGATGTAGATTGGGTTAGAGAAATAATAGATGGAGAAAGCAAGGATGAAATTATATAACGGAGTAATGAAGTTTTTTAAAGATAGTTATAGACTATCTCCGTTTGCATTTTACTGCGAACTAATTGAAGCTGTAATGCTAATAGGTGCTAGTGCAGTATTAACATACACAGTATTGGATCCAGCAACTAAGATTTTTATTCCTATGTACTTGGTAGGCAGTATACTTGGTGTGATCAGTACATGGATTAGACGTGCAGGCTTTGCTATTGTGCTAACAGTATGGTTTGTGATTATGAACAGCATTGCTATGGTGCAATTATTTTGGATAGGATAACGCATGCCAGATATTGATTTAGACTTTGCTGATAGACAAAAAGCACTTAATTTATTACACCATGTGCCAGCAAGAATTAAAAAGAAGAAGCACAACACTGGTGTATATACACACCGTGTACCAGTTGATCCATTAAATGGATACTGCACAATAGACCATAAAGAAGCTGACGAAACTGGTTACTTTAAGTTAGATATACTTAATGTTAGCATATATAAAGATATAAGAGATGACGAACATCTTATCCAACTAATGAATAAAGAGCCAATGTGGCAACTATTAGAGCACAAAGACTTCGTAGACAAAGTTTTTCATCTATCAGGACACGATAAACTATTGCAACAATTGAAGCCCACAAGTGTAGAACAATTGGCTGCTACCCTTGCAATTATAAGGCCTGCCAAGCGGCATTTAGCAAATCAAAGTTGGGAAAAAATAAATCAAGAAGTTTGGCTAAAGCCAACTAGTAATGAATACTACTTTAAAAAAGCACATGCTATCAGTTATGCAGTGGCTTGTGTAGTGCACATTAACTTGATATGTGACAAGATAGGATAGTAAGATGGACGAAGAGAAATTTGTACAAGAAATCAATGACATTGGTTTTACAAAGTGGGAGGCGAGATTTGACCCCAAGTGTATTGAGGAACTAAATCAGTGGGCAGAAGAAAACTACCCACCTGAGCGTGGACACGCCAAAGATATGAAATGGTATGGATGGGAAACTATCAAAGATATGAAACCAGAAGAGATTGCAGAAGTTGACTGGGCATACTACTGGACTGATGAACCAAAAGGTAACCATTTCATTGATAACATTATTAAACCAGACTTGGGAAGGTGTGCTGATGCGGCATTTGGTGCTGGTAATTGGGAATGGTATATGTGTGACTTTATTGTTCTACATCCTGGTATGAATTTTGTACGTCCACATATTGATACACCATATAGATTTAAAGAGTTTAAGTATACAGAAGGTTTATTGGGATTGCAGTTTATGGTAATGCTGTGTGATTTTGATGAAACTAACGGAGCAACAGGATATGTTCCTGGCTCTCACAAATACATTTATGATTATTATCAAAATATGTATGCTGATAAAAGTGTGTTTGATTTATTCTTTATGGACAATTATAAACAGCACCAAGGACCGAAAGGTAGCTTTGTATGCTGGCATCCAAAAGTTATGCACAGTACAATGCCAAATCACAGTAATGAAATTAGGCGTGGTTTGTTATTACATGCGGCTGAAAAAACAACGGCAAGAAGACTCAGAACAATAGATCCGCAAAAGAATGCGATACTACGAACTAGTTAACTTTACGTACTAGCTGTATGTTTCGTCTTTTTATTCTTTTCTGGCAAATGTTACTTAGGCTAATTGTTGGGCCATGCACTACATTAAAGTCCTTAAGACTAAAAATAACCATGGTGGGTCTGTATTTCTCCCATCTGGTTTTGAAGATAATGTTGATAGGGATCATTCTATTTGTTCCCCACCACCATTCTTCACCAAGTTCAATAAATTCAGCTTTGTCATGATCGTTTTTGATATTATCAAAACAATACATGCTAGCCATTTGATGATCTTGATTTTGCATGATACCAACGTACTCGTTACCGCCGTACGAAACTAATGTCAGAAAAGGAAAGTTTTCTAAGAGTTTTTGATATTTTTGTGGTATATGTGTCATATTAAATATTACTTATCACTATAAATAGTCATGGAGACCGAAACATGAATTATCAGAGTAAAGCATACAGTTACAACCAACGAAGTGAAATTGTTATACCTAATCGTAGAGGTACAACTTATTACGGTGCACAAAATCATAAGCCACTTATAGCATATGAGGGTGTCAACAACGACTTTGAGTTCTTTGTAATTGATAACAGCCGTAAACCTGTCAGTTTAACTGACAAAACATTTAAAGCTACTATAGTTGACAGAACAACTAAGTCGTCTGTAATTATTAAAAATCTTATTAAGGTTGATCCTGATACAGGTAGTGTACTACTGCGGTTAACTGAGTCCGATCTTGGTAAATTGTCTCCTGCTTTGTATGATGTTACTATTACTTATACAAATCAAGATGCACTAGTTTTTGGATTATACAGTGATCAAAATGCACGTTTAACATATGTGCTAGAAGTAAAAGCCAACCCTAGTAGCCAAATCAAATCAAGTCAAGAAGATGATAGCTTTTCAGGATCGCCTGCATATAGTGACGCATTTACTGGCACAGCACAAAACAAGAATAGTGATGGTACAAATACCGCTGTAGCGTATACCACAAACTTTAGTGGTAAATTTTATGCAGAAGGATCACTAGAATTAAATCCAACAGCATCAAGTGATTGGTTTACCATTCAGTTAAATGCAGGTGATGCAGAAGATTACTGGACATTTGACAATGCAAGTGGACTAGAACCTTTTACCTTTGACGGAATGTTTATGTGGGTACGTTTTAAGTACGAAGCAGACGCAGGAAACCAAGGAACACTTGACAAAGTGCTATTTAGAAGTTAAACTGTATATATGATAGTTTTAGATTTTGTACGCCAGAGTATTCCTGGTGGCTGGAAACAGTCCCCAAGTGGATGGATAAGTGGTAATTGTCCAATGTGTAACACTCGTGGACACGGTAGAGATACTCGTGGCCGTGGCGGTTTGGAATTTGATATAGACCGTGTACGATACAACTGTTTTAACTGTGGTTACACAACAGGCTGGAGCCCTGGTAAACGTATCAACAAAACACTAAACGATTTGTTAGTTGCATTTGGTGCAGATCCTGCACAAGTACAGCGTGTTAACTTTGAGCTACTTAAAGAGAATGAAAAAGACCAAGTAGCACAACAGTTTATAAAAGCAAGTGAAGTTAAGCATAAAACTAAAGTTAATTGGCTGGGTATGAAGTTGCCCAAAAATTCAAATACATTTAAAAATGTACAAACACACCATCTTAATCCAGGACAACTGGAAAGTTTTGTGAAAGCAGTACAATACGTTGAAGATCGTGGTATGAGTTTTTATAGTGAATGGCGTTGGACACCAGAAAGCCATTTTAAGAATCGTATCATACTGCCGTTTTATTATAAAAATAAGGTAGTTGGGTATACTGCTCGTTGGGTGGGCACACCTCCAGATAAAGCTACACCAAAATACTATCATCAGATGCCTAAAAACTTTATATATGGATTGGACACACAACGTAAACATAAGTATACGATCGTTACAGAGGGGCAAATGGACGCATTGTTAATAAATGGTGTCAGTGTTGGGGGTAATACTCCTAGTAATGTGCAGTGTGACATTATTGACGATTTAAAAAAGAAAGTTATAGTTGTGCCTGATGCAGATAGTGCAGGCATGGACTTAGTAAATGCAGCTATTCGCAGAGGATGGAGTGTTAGTTTTCCTCCTTGGGAAGGATGCAAAGACGCCGCAGATGCGGCATTAAAATATGGTAGATTATTCACAGTGAGGAGTATATTAGATAGTGCCGAGACAAATACCACGAAAATACAACTACTTGCAAAATCCTATTGTAGATGATTATAATATAAGAGATGAAAATTTTTGGAGACAAGTAGATAAGATGAAACATATTAGTGCGTACACTAATTTACACAATTATTGGACCAAGCATTTTGCTTGGTGGCCAACTCGTAGTGATCACAGCGGAAAGTTTATCTGGTTGACAAGTTATTGGGAATACGCTATAACTATGGATATGCATGGTAAAGTACCACTCAAGGGTGACGCCTGGCGAATGATCTACACTCGAGAGGAATATATATTGAAGAAGTTAACAAATAATGAGTGAAGAGTACACAGAAGATTTACAAAAGTTATATCTAGAGTTTTTACTTGCTGACAAAGATTTGTTTGTGCGCTGTAATGCGATTACAAATAGCAAATACTTTGTACGTAAGTATCAGCCTGTTATGGACTTTATACAAGAACATGTTGATGGTTATGGTGATTTGCCAACACATGAACAAATTAAAGCCAAAGTAAGAATTGAATTTGACAATGTCAGAGATAAGATTACTGATGACCATAAAAAATGGTTTATGGATGAATACGAAAAGTTTTGTAGACACAAGGCACTTGAAGGTGCTATCTTGGAAAGTGCTGATAAATTAGAACGGCATGAGTACGGAAGTGTTGAGCAACTGATTAAAGATGCTGTTGGTATTGGACTAGCAAAAGACTTTGGGCTTAACTACTGGGACGATCCAGCAGGACGTATACAAGCAATTAAAGACAATCGTGGACAAAACAGTACTGGTTGGGAAAGCCTTGATAAAGTATTGTATGGTGGATTTAATCCAGGAGAACTAAACATCTTTGCTGGTGGTAGTGGTAGTGGTAAGAGTTTGTTTATGCAAAACATGGCACTCAACTGGAGTTTGGCTGGCAAGAACGTAGTGTATGTTAGTTTAGAGCTTAGTGAAGAACTATGTAGTATGCGTATTGATGCTATGCTTACAAACCAAAGTACTAAAGATGTTATGCGTAATGCTGATGATACAGCACTTAAAGTTAAAATGTCTAGCAAAAAAGCAGGCATACTACAAATGATACAGATGCCTAACGGCGCAACTATCAATGACATCAAGGCATATATTAAAGAATATCAAATACAAAACGACATTAAGATTGATGCATTATTTGTAGACTATTTGGATCTTATGATGCCTGTTAGTGTTAAAGTTAATCCAAGCGACCAGTTTATTAAAGACAAGTATGTAAGTGAAGAACTACGTAACTTGGCTATTGAGCTTAACATATTGTTTGTTACAGCCTCACAGTTAAATCGTGGTGCTGTTGATGAAGTAGAGTTTGATCACAGTCACATTGCAGGTGGTATTAGTAAGATTAATACAGCAGATAACTTGATTGGTATTTTTAGTAGCCGTGCAATGCGTGAGCGTGGTAGAGTACAGATCCAGTTTATGAAAACACGTAGTAGTAGTGGTGTTGGCAGTAAACTAGACTTGGGCTATAACATGGAAACACTACGTATTACAGATTTAGATGAAGATGAACAAGGTGAAGATGGACAAGTAGCAAGCATTTATCAGAGCTTGAAAAATAAAGCAACAGTTAGTCCAGCAGGTCAAGATAGTGCACAGCCCACAACACAAGCAGTTAATAATGCTGAGCGATTACAAAGTTTACTTAAAAGAAGAGAATAATGAAAACCTGTAATCATACATTCAATCATCTTGCACAAGTGAATAAATCTGGAAATGTTGTGCCTTGTTGCCATATCTCTGTTCATAACGAAGAAGTAGAATTTAATTTATCAAACATAGAATCACTGGATGGAATATTAAACTCGAATTATTGGAAAACGCTCAGAGAAGATATAAAAACTGGCGACAATGAAGCATGTAATAATTGCTGGCGTGTAGAAAATACAGGCGGACACAGTAAACGAATGTGGTCAAACGAAAAGCCTGTTAACACTCCGTATGTTATTGAAGACTTAGAAATAGCATTGGATACAACTTGTAATATGATGTGTAGAATGTGTCAACCATCACAAAGCTCTAAGTGGGCCAGTGCAACAGATGTATTAAAAAAACTAGACAAACTAGAACGTCATTATGGTGATCGATATAACCAAGAAAAACTCAATCCTACTAATCATAATGACATTATGCGTGTGCTTAATAATACTGATCTAAGTCATATAAATGCAATAAACATAGTGGGCGGTGAGCCTTTTTATAGTAAGAATTTATTACCGTTACTTGAACTTCTTGATAGTCAAGCAGGCATTGAAAATATTACATTAGGATTTAACACCAATGGAAGTATTTTTCCAAAGGATAAAGTACTGGATATATTATCTAGAGCTAAAGACCTATGCATTGATTTTAGTATCGATTCTATTGGTGACTTAGCAACAGTAACTAGACATGGCATAGACTGGAATACTATTGATAGTAATATACAAAAGTTTATTTCATATTTTGGAAAAGACAAAATTAGAATACACAGTGTTATTAGCCTGTTAAATGTTAACCGTATACAAGAACTATATGATTATAAAGAAAATTTACAACTGCGTTCTTGGACATGGCAATTCCTGTCGGGACCACAGTATTTGTCAGTATACCAAATACCATCAGAGATAAGAAAAAAATGGCAAATCAAAGCCGACAAACTTAAAGTAGGGACAATGTATAATGCAGAATTAATGTCTACAGTAGAAGCAAAACAAATGTTTGGATCGTTCTTACAATCTACAAGCATTATCGACACATATCATGGTTGCACTTTTGAAAGTGTTAATCCTGAAATGTATAATTTAATTAAGGTGTTAAACCAATGATGCCGTTGACCTTATGTGTATCTAAATATGATGTACGAACAACGGGCGAAGATATAGGCCTGAATGTTGCCCGCATCCCATAGTTGGTAATAATTCTTATTGCCTATGGATCCTAAGTTCACTATCAGGAAATGCAAAGTTGCCATAAGTACTATCCATCATTGGTTTAACAACAATATTTATAAATAGTAGTGATATGAAACGTAAAACGAGATCTATATTAGAAGAAATTAATGCTATGTCACCAAAGCGTGATAGAAGGCAACTAGTTGAGGCTAATGCTGAACAAGTAATTGTTACAGCAATTAACCTTATTGAAATGATTAATGAAACATTTGATGTTGAAACAGCGGCAGATTTAAACAAACGCTTGATCAATTCAATTCGCACTAAAGATCCTCGAAAATTTAAAAGAGGGGTATCAAAGCTGTGAAGGTTCGGGACATTATAGGCGGTACAAGTAAACGTAAACTACGTCGTGGTAGCCGCATCAAAAGATTAAGACAGGAAAATTTCCACATTAAAGAAGGTGGTAATGTTTTTCCTGATAGCGTGAGTTTTGATCACAGTCAAATTCCAGCTATCATGAAAACTGTTAATAGTGTGCTACAAAAAACTGGAAGTACTGCTATTCCAATTGGTAGTGGTGCTACACCTACGCCAGGTAAAGTAAGCGGCGACTTGGATATGATTGTAGACGTAGATCAACTGAAACAACATTTCAATATGGAAGATGCCAAAGATGCTGAAATCCGTAAAAAACTACGTCAAGTATTTGACTTAACTGGACTTAATACAGGACAAAGTGGTACTAGTGTGCATGTTGAAATACCATTGGACGATAAAACACACCAAGTAGATATTATGGTTGTGCCAAATGCTGGTAATGCCGCAAAGTTTCATACACACAGTATTCCACAAGGTAGTAAGTGGAAAGGTGTAAACAAACAGATTGCACTAGCTAATTTAGCTAAAAAGAAGAATTTATTATGGTCGCCATACCAAGGCTTGTTTAAGCGTTTAGAAAATGGTAAAAAAGATCCAAATGGATTAGTAACAGACAACATTGATAAAGTAGCACAAGTATTATTAGGCCCAAATGCCACAGGACAAGATATTGGCAGTGTAGAACAAATTATGGCTGCATTGGGTACAGAAGCAGGCGATGCACTACTTGCAGATCTACGCAGTGATCCAAACTGGAAAGAACTAGAATGAGAGCCCGTCAATTTTTAGCAGAAGCCGCCAAAGTAGGTCGTGAGTATCAGCACCTAGAAGATTTGGTGTTTGCGGAAGGCAGTGCCGGCGCCCTACGAGCGGCGAGTATATTACAAAGGCTCGGACAAGATTCAAATGATGTAGCTATCAAATGGGATGGGAACCCTACTATCTATTGGGGAAGAGATACAGACGGACAGTTTGTACTAACTGGTAAAAATGGCTGGGGTAAAAACAAAAGTACTAGTAGTGATGATCTAAAAGCATTTGTTATGAGTACTGGTAAAGGTGAGGACTGGAGACAGGACTTTGCTAATAATATGGGTGATGTATTTGACATCATGCAACGTAATACACCAAATGACATGCGTGGCTTTGTATACGGAGATTTATTATATTCTCCCAGCAAGCCGTATGTTGGCAAGGACGGTGCTTATCAGTTTGAGCCAAACAATGTATTATATACAGTAAATGCTGATAGTGAACTGGGGCAACGTGTTGGTACCAGTAGTATTGGTATTGCAGCACACAGTTATTTTGATGCTTTTGGTGACAAAAATGGTACAAGTATTGGTGACACAAAACGATTAAACACTAATGAAGTTGTAGTAATGGGGCAAACATATGTTCCACATCAAGCAAAAGTAGATACTAGCCATGTACAAGACATTATTCAAAATGCCAAGTCTAATGCACAATTAATTGACAACTGGCTAACACCTGAAAAGGGACTTAGCAACAAAGGCGGCATCATTTACACTTATGTAAATCAAATGGTAAAGCAGGGCAAACTAAATCAATTACAAAAAGGTTTTTTCGATTGGTTAAAAACTAGTAAAGTAAGTACTGGTCAACAAGCAAAATTGATGGCCGGAGATAGTAAAGGCTTAAACGCCATACTTGGATTAGTTGTACAAATCATGACAGTAAAAAATGAGATTATTGATCAACTTGATAATGCACCTGCTGATGTAACAGCAACGACAAAAGGACAAAGCGGCGGAGAAGGATATGTTGTGGGTAGAGACAAGATTAAACTTGTGCCAAGACATCGCTGGACACCAAACTTATAAATACTAGCATGGAAAAATATACAGCAAAACAATGGGCAGAAATTGAAGGTGGACACACAATGAGTGAAGAAAAGCAACCAGCTTTTGGATTTATTAGTGACCTTAATGAAGCAAGTAAAATGTATCGTACCAAACAAATGGTAGATACAGCAGACATTCGTGACACACTGAATTTTGCTTTTATTAATTTATTAACAATGCAGATACTTTACAGTGACTATAACACTGCACCGATTGCACAAGACTACGCAAAAAGAACACTAGTAGGCGGCGGTAACTTTAAAAACTATCGCAGAGACGGAACAGACTTATATCATGCACTGCATAAAATTACATCTAATGCATCTAATAGTGACAAACGTTCTCGAATTCAAGCGGCCAAATTGGCTGTTCCAGAAACACAATTAAAACAATATTTGAGAGCAATGGCAACTGGACAAAAAATACCAGGTACTAGTGGATTGTTTATGCGTATGGAAAGAGGTCTTGATATTACTGAGGCCAACTATAAAGCAATGAGGCGTTTAGCTGTAAACTGGAATAATTTACCAGCAGGACAAAAATCACTTTTAGCAACTCGTATGTTACAGTATTACAGAGCTAATGCTATACGTGGTGAGTTATATAATCCGTTTAAAAGGTTTTCATCAGCTGGTGGATTTATTGATCCTGCAATCGACAATGCGGAAAAAGGTATTACGGCACGTAAAATTGCAACTAGAGCGGCGGCAGGCACAGCTGCAGCAGTAGGTGGTTTTGCTGTAGGTAGGAAATTTGGCCGCAGTCTAGTATAAGGTGACACTTGCACAACAACTATATAGCCTATACGTTAGTTGACATTACAGACATTAACAAGCCTAGTAATACGCCATCGTATAATCAAAAACAAAATCTAAACACATTCATACAGCTGGCTGGTCTGCGATCCCAACCGTTATCTTTTGTAGTGACTGAAATAGAAGCACAAGATCTAGTTGGATTCCGCTTTGGAAAGCAGTATAAAGGACTACATCGTGTGTGGAAAATTGAGTTTAGTGTAGAGCATAGCGATGTTTATACTCATAATGATAATCCAGTGCATTTTTTAGAGAACGACTTTGACCAAGTACCATTTATCCCTTATCTTAATGAAACAGTAAACTTTATTGATAGTACATTTGAAACATACGATGAAAAAACATTAAACATATACTTTCAGATGCGTTAGAATCTAATAAATAATAGTGTGAAAAAGGCACAATAACAACACAGGCACTAACATAGGCACAAGAATACGGAGTTCGCCACAAGCCTCCGAAATCAAAAGGCTACATAAAAGGCTACTGTTAACAAGGTACAACGATGTACTAAAGACGCAGTTGAGTGAGAATTATGTCTATAGCGACAATTGGGACAACCCAGTTAGAGAAACAGAATTTAGAAGCGCACGTTGACCTGTGCGCTGAGAGGTATCGTGTCTTGGAAGAAAAAGTTAATAATATTGATACTCGCTTAAACAATATCGAAAAGGGCGTCTTTCAAATGCGTGAAGAAGGCATACGTGAGTTTGCCAAGATGCGTGAAGAAATGATCAAAGCCAACGCAACAACAAATAAAATAATGATGGGAACTGGCGGTACAGTTCTTGCAGGTCTACTAACACTAGTAGCAACATTATTAATGTCATAAAAATCTAATAAATAACTATATGAACTTAAATGAACTCACATCAGAAGAACCTGTTGTTGAAGCACAACTAGTCTGGGCTCGCAAAGGTAAAAAAATTGTACGTAAATTTCGTTGTAGTGTAGGACAGCGAAAAGGTAGAGTTGTGAGCGACCCTGCACAATGTTCCAAACCTATCGATATTAAAAAGCGTATAACATTACGTAAAACAAAAGCAAGAATGGGCGGAAGACTTGCAAGAAAAGCACAGCGTACAAAACGTATGAACCCAGCAAGTAAAGCAGTACAACGACTGAACAAGGTAAAGTAACATGAAGATATTTGATATTGTCACAGAAGACAAAAAAACATGGATGAAAGACGGCGTTGAAATGTGCAGCAAAGACTGTTGCGGTCAACCTATTACTGAATGTGAATGCGGTCCAGATTGCAAGCATTGTGATTGTTACAAGTTAAATGAAAGATATGGTCTTCAGAAGGGCAACGCAGGTGCCGCTAAAATGGGATCCAGTCAAAAGAATACTACCAACCGTTATAACGCCAAAGTAGCCGACCAAAACCGTGAAGCTGGTATTAAAGCACAACAACAGTATAATAAAGAAAAGCGTAGTGCAAAACGTGTTGCAACTGGTATTCCAAATAGACCAGCACCACAACAAGGACTAGTTTAATGAGAGCATTTGTAACAAAGGGCGGGTTCCCAACATTTATCAATATTCGTGAAAGTGATTTTTTAGATAAACATTTTCCACAAGATATTATCTTAGAAAAAAAATCACTAAGTGAACGTGAGCAGTATGTTGCTCAAAACCTAGTTAGTCGTGGCGTACTAGATAAAGTAGTTGACGGCAAAACAGCAGGTTATAAACTTAATATTAACAATTACGGTAAATTATAATGGCTAGATCACTCAAAGATATCCTTACACATCAGGTAGAACAAACATCTGCATTACTACATGAGGCGGCAGAAACTGACGTCGATTTAAAAGTTGCTATGACACAAACTATAACAGAACAATCAATCACAGTACAAAACTATCGTATTGACATTGTTAAAGAAGAGTTTGCTGGCAGACAGAAAAACTTTTACAATATAGTTGAAGGCAAACAAGTAATACACAGTGACTTAGCATTGTTTGAAACAGCAATGGGTATTGTTAAAAAATATATCACTAATAAAACATCAGGAATTAAAGAACTAGAACAGTATGACAATGATTATAGTAATTCACTATATGAAACTTGGGCACAACAGTCTAGAGCAAATAAGGGCGGTATTAATGAAGATATTGCCATTGCTAAAGCCAGTAGGGCAAAGCAAAAAGTACAAGAAGCAAAGCAAAGAATTTTATCACGTCTATAACAGATGTGCATAAATATAATAAACAACGGGGAATTATACAATGTATTTAAACGATTTAAACTCAGCTGCCCATAATGTAGAAAAAATTAACAAGGTTCTAGCGAATACGTTTGGACATAGTGTTAATATTTCTGAAATGAGCACAGATGCATTAGGACGTATGCTAACAGCAACTAATGCAAAAATTACACAAATTAAAGAAAGCAACAGTGCGTATTGGGAAAACCCAACGTACAACAAACTAAACTTAATCCAACATTCATTGCGCACATACATCAATGAAGTTGCACCAACACGTAACGATGGTAAGAAAATGAAAGCTAAAGTTAAAGTTAAAGAATCAGCAGAACTAGAGCAAGCAGAAGTAATGCTAGCTGCACAAGAGTTAGTTGATGAGCTACAAAAAATGGTTGAAAACTTAGCAGGAATGCAAGTACAAAAACTTATGCCAATTGTAGATGCAATGAAAGAGCAAGTAGGTTTTGAACAAGCTGAAGCATATAATGCTAATGTAGATGCGGCACTAGGCACTTTACTAGACGCTTCAAAAGCAACAAAAGACGCTGTTGAAAATGCAACAATGGCGGCACGTGGTGAAGCACCAGCTGCTGCACCAATGCCAACAGACATGGCACCAGCACCAGAACTAGACGGCACTGATGTAGACATGGGTGACGACGAATTTGGTGGTGACGATGCTGCTGCAGGTGACGACAACCAACTTGGTAGAGAACTAAAAGGTGAAAGTGCTCTAGCTAATATGGAGAAGGGTGCGTTAGCCGAAAAAAAGTTTCTAGAGAGTAAAGACAAGCTCTTTAAAATGGTCGAAAGCGGAACTATGTCACATGATCAGTTTATTAATATCATTAATGAATTAAGTAGTGGTACACCAAGTGTACGTATTGATCAAGATCCAAGTGAATATGGTAACACTGGCAAAGACTATAGGACTATGCCGTACAATCCAATGCCAAAACAAAAACCTAAAGTAGGAATGCCTGCAATGAAGAAACCAAGAAGTGCAGGCGGTTTACAAACAATGGAATTGAGACCAGGTGATGCAGGACACAGTGCCACAATGGGTATGATTAATCGTATGAGGAATGCCAAGTAATGGTTATTAGTGAAGTTATCACAGAGGGACAGGATTTTGTACTCAATGGCATTGAAGAACTTATTGTTCGTGCCAAAGCACGTGGTATGACTTCACTAAAAACACCAGTCGTACAGGCAAAACTAGAAGCTAGTGGTTATTTTGTAGATATAAAATCACTAGTACGTATGTTAAACAGTATTGATGCCGTTGGCAGTGCTAACCGTGAAGAAATTAAATTAGACTCAGCTCTACCCGTTGACGCTGAAAAAGATGACGACACAGTTAGTAAAATGGCATCAAAACAACTTGCTAGAAAAGAGAAGAAACTATGAGCTTAAATTTTAATGCACAACAAGCCAGAAATTTAGCAAGAGCTGACCTTACTATTTTTAATGAGTGTTCAGCAATCATGAATCAGATTATCCAGGATGCTGGAAATGGATTGTACCAAACTATTATTAGTGATGGTACAACGATGACTGAGAGTGACCCAACACCAACTGCTGATGCACAGGCATTTTTCAGTGTATGGCAAGGTGCACTTAGTAATACTGCCAAATTGGATCAAATGAAGCAAGTGTTGGCCTATTTTGAGCGTTTAGGATATACTATATCACGCCAAACAAATACTGGCACAAATACTACATTTAAATGGGTAATCGACTATTGACATTGTGACCAATTAGTGTTACACTGTACAAATGTTAAATATTACCACACCTTATCCTTACAAAGAATTTAAACGCAAGAGTGTAAACGGTAAACGTTTATACGAGAACCCATATGGCGAGCCAGTGCCTAGTGTAACAACTATACTGGACAAAACAAAGCCATGGGAAAAGCGTCAAGCACTCAACAACTGGAAAAAACGAGTTGGAGAAGCGAAAGCACAACAGATAACAACCGAAGCCGCTGGCGTAGGTACTGTTATGCATGAAATGTTGGAAGCCTGGAGCCTCAATGAGGAATACACAGGCAAAACCTTACTGCAAGCCAAAATGATGGCTGAAACAGTTATTAAAAACATTGAATCTGATGTAAATGAAGTATGGGGTAGTGAAGTTAACTTGTGTTACCCTGGCTTATATGCAGGTACTACTGATTTGGTTGGTATGTATAAAGGACGTCCTACAATCATGGACTTTAAACAAACTAACCGGCCCAAGAAACGTGAATGGATCGACGATTACTTCCTTCAAGCGGCCGCATATGGTATGGCACATAATGAAATGTTTGAGACTAAAATTGAACACGCTGCAATCTTTATGTGTAGTAGAGAATGTGAATGGCAACTATGGGAGGTAGGCCCAGAAGAGTTTAAAGAATGGGAAGAAAAATGGGCACAACGAGTTGCTGAGTTTTATAACCTGTCATAAATACATTATAGAGGAAACAACCCATGGCAGACACACGAATTAGTAAAATTAAAGTAAGGCAAGGCAACTTTGCAGATTTGCCTATGCTTGATCCTGGCGAAGTAGGATACGCAACAGACGACCAGCGTTTGTTTATTGGAAACACAACTATTAATGTAGGTACAGGTAATGGTGCACTTACACAGTTTGTTGTTCCAAACACGTTACCCTATCCAAATGGCGTACTAGCAGTATTTGTTGACGATGTACAAGTAAATGCCGCTGATTATGACATTATAGGAACCACACTAACGTTTGCATCAGCACCAACTGGTGTTATCACTGTAAACTTTAATAGTGAAATCGTGTTAGACCGTCATGAAACATTTCCACGTAGTATTTCCTTATCTGCAAACGGCTCAAATGCCGCAACTGGGTTTAGTATTGATACGTTACAATACAATGTTGTAATAATTGATTACACACTGGAAAGTGCAAACGGTGTACGTGTTGGCCAAATCAGAATGGCAACAGATACTAGTGCAAGTACTAGTGCAATTGATGACAACTATACTGAAACAGCAACAGTGGATATAGTTTTCGGTGCGGATATTAGTGTAGCAAATAAACTTCGGTTGATGTACACTGATAACGCAAATATTATAACAAAATTTAAGTATACATATCAACTTTGGAACAGCAATTAAACCATCGAGCCTGGTATGAATCACCTAGCAAGCGATTGAGCATGTGGCGTGAGTTCAGAAATGGCTTAGATACAAAAAATACCGTTGAGGTGTGCGAAACTGTCATTAAATGGTGGATTAGTGCACCCTTAGTAAATATTGCCATTGATCCTGTCAATAGTGATCAGTGGCCAACACCGTGGGAAATGTTACATCAGGGAGACTTTTGTAACAATAGTTTAGCACTAGGAATGGCATACACTATATACTATGCCAATCCAGATATTGAAAATGAACTAGTTTACATTACTTGTCCTGATACAAGTGTGCAAAAACTTTGTGCATTAATAGACAATAAACACTTGCTTAACTTTGATCATGGCCGTATAAGTACATTACCTGATGAAAAAAAGTGTTTCATCAGTTACCGATCTAAAGTTAAAAACATAGTCAAATAATAATAAAGTGATGACTTTCGAGGAGTCGACACATAGATATAATCGTAAGGACGCAAATAATATGAGCAACATTCAAGTAACAAAAAGAGATGGAAGTAAAGAGGCAATTGACCTCGAAAAGCTACACAAAGTAGTATTTTATGCATGTGAAGGCATTAACGGCGTAAGCCCTAGTCAGGTAGAAATGAAAAGTAATTTACATTTTTACAATGGTATTACTACTGGCGACATCCAAGAGACACTTATTAAAAGTGCCTCAGAGTTAATTGAAGAAGACACACCAAACTATCAATGGGTCGCAGGACGCCTTATTGTATATCATTTACGTAAACAAGTATATGGTAGCTTTGAACCCTGGCATATCTTAAAACTAATTACCCGTAACGTAGATGAAGGATGGTATGATCCAGCATTGCTCACTGATTATACTGAATCGGAATGGGACGAACTTAATAACTATATTAAACACGATCGTGATCAAGACTTTACATATGCCGCCATGGAACAATGGCGTGGCAAGTACCTTGTACAAAACCGTGTAACAGATGTAAAACTAGAAACTCCACAAATGGCATATATGCTAATTGCGGCTACACTATTTGCTTCATACGACAAAGACACAAGATTAAAATGGGTTAAGGATTATTACGATGCTATTAGTAACTTCGATATTAGTTTACCTACTCCTGTTATGGCGGGCGTCCGTACTCCACAGAGACAATTTAGTTCATGCGTTCTTATTGAAACTGGCGATAGCCTTGATAGCATTAACGCAACTACTAGTAGTATTGTCAAGTACGTATCACAAAAAGCAGGTATTGGTGTTGGAGCAGGAAGTATTCGTGCTCTCGGCTCCCCCATACGTAAAGGTGACGCATATCATACCGGGGTCGTTCCTTTCTACAAAATGTTCCAGGCTGCTACCAGATCATGTAGCCAAGGCGGCGTGCGAAACGGAGCAGCAACATTATATTACCCGATTTGGCATCTCGAAGCAGAAGATTTACTAGTTCTTAAAAACAACAAAGGTGTAGAAGACAATCGTGTACGTCATATGGATTATGGTGTGCAGTTTAACAAATTAATGTATGAGCGTCTAATTCAAGGCGGAGATATCACACTGTTTTCACCTAGTGATGTTCCAGGCCTATATGATGCGTTTTTTGCAGATCAAGACGAGTTTAAACGTCTGTATGAAACAGCAGAGCGCAATACTAGACTACGTAAAAAGACTATGAAAGCTATTGACTTGTTTAGCAAGTTTATGGGAGAGCGTAAAGACACTGGTCGTATCTACTTGCAAAATGTTGATCACAGTAATGAACATGGTAGTTTTAAACCACAACATGCACCTATTAAACAAAGTAACTTGTGTTGTGAGATTAATTTGCCAACGAAACCATTGAATGACTTTAATGATCCAGATGGTGAGATTGCACTATGTACACTAAGTGCTGTTAATTGGGGCAATGTACGTAAACCAACTGACTTTATCCGTATTGGTAAACTAGCAGTACGTGGACTTGATGCACTACTCAGTTATCAGAACTATCCAGTAATTGCCGCTGAAATGGCAACCATGGGCAGACGTCCACTGGGTGTAGGTATTATCAACCTTGCATATTGGATGGCACGTAACAATATGACATACAGTAACCCTAATCTAGCACTAATTGATGAATATGCAGAAGCATGGAGTTATAGTTTAATTAAAGCAAGTGCTGACTTAGCACAAGATCAAGGTGCATGTTTGTGGAACGACCAAACAAAATACAGTGATGGTATCCTACCTATTGATACATACAAGAAAGATGTAGATGAACTAGTAGCACATCAAGAACGTATGCCATGGGCAGAGCTAAGAACACAGTTAGCATCAACAGGTATACGTAACTCAACACTAATGGCTCTTATGCCTGCTGAAACATCAGCACAGATTTCAAATGCTACAAACGGTATTGAACCACCACGTAGTTTAGTAAGTGTTAAGCAAAGTAAACATGGTGTACTAAAACAAGTTGTGCCTGGTATCCATCATCTTAAAAACAAGTATGAACTGTTGTGGGATCAAGAATCTCCAGAGGGATACTTACAAATTATGGCAGTGCTACAAAAATATATCGATCAAGGAATTAGTGTTAATACAAGTTATAATCCACAGCACTTTCCAGATGAAAAGATTCCAATGAGTAGCATGTTACAGCACTTAATGATGTTCTATAAGTATGGCGGTAAGCAGTTGTATTACTTCAACACTTATGACGGTGCTGGTGAAATAGATATTGACAAACTAGAACAATCAAGTATAGTGGATAAAAGTCAGGACGACTTTGAAACACAAGAAGAATATGACGACTACTGCGAAAGCTGTGTAATTTAAAGAGAGAGATAATATGAGTGTTTTTAATATAAAAAATAGAAGTGACCATACAAAAAACTTGGCATTCCTTGACCCGTCAGGTGGTGTAACTATTCAACGATATGATACAATGAAGTATCCTAGCTTTGATAAGTTTACTGACAAGCAATTAGGATTCTTTTGGCGTCCTGAAGAAGTTGATACTTATCGTGATGGTAAAGACTTCAAACAGTTGACTGATCACGAACAACACATCTTTACAAGTAATCTTAAAAGACAAATCTTGTTGGACAGTGTACAGGGTCGTGCACCTGCTGAAAGTTTTGGCAGTATTGTAAGTTTGCCAGAACTAGAAAACTGGATTATTACTTGGACATTTAGTGAAACAATTCACAGCCGCAGTTACACACATATTATTCGTAATGTGTATAATGATCCCAGCATTATTTTTGACGAGCTAATGGACATTCCAGAGATTATAGATTGTGCTGGAGATATTTCCAAGTACTATGATGACTTGATTGAAAACGCTAGTTATTACAATCTATTGGGCGAAGGTACACATACAGTAAACGGCAAGAAAGTTGTAGTTGATATGTATGAACTTAAAAAGAAACTATGGCTTGCACTAATGAGTGTAAACATTTTGGAAGGTGTTCGCTTCTATGTATCATTTGCATGTAGTTGGGCATTTGCTGAACTTAAAAAGATGGAAGGCAATGCTAAGATTATTAAGTTTATTGCTCGTGATGAAAACCTACATTTAGGATCAACACAGCTATTACTTAAAACACTGAAAAAAGATGATCCAGCATTTGAACGAATTGCTCGTGAAACAGAAGCCGAATGTATTCAAATGTTTGTTGATGCGGTAGATCAAGAAAAAGCATGGGCTGAGTATTTGTTTAAAGATGGTAGTATGCTTGGCTTAAACAAAGAACTACTAAGTCAGTATATTGAGCACATTGCAATGAAACGCATGAACAATGCAGGGCTACCAAAAATTTATAACCAAACAAGTAACCCATTACCATGGACACAAAAATGGATTGCAGGAGGCGATGTACAAGTTGCACCGCAGGAAACAGAGATTACCAGTTACATTAATGGTGGTACAAAACAAGATGTAAACGAAGATACGTTTAAAGGATTTAGTTTATAATGATCACAGTATATAGTAAAAATTTATGCGGCTATTGCGATATGGCCAAGGATTACCTCAAAAAGAACGGATTTGAGTTTGAGGAAATTAATGTAGAATCGAATCCAGATGCACGTGAGTTTCTAATTACAGAAGGTCATAGAACAATGCCACAGATTTATCATGATGGCAAATTATTAGTAGAAGGCGGAGGTATGGCGTTAGTAAGATTACAACCCCAAACTGTACGTGAACTCATAGGAGAAGTAGACTTAAATGTTAGTAATTTCAAACTTTAAAAAAGGTGACATTATGACTATTAAATGTAGTACTGGCGAAGAAGTCGTTACTAGATTTGATTCAGATAATGATAACGAACTAAAAGTAGTTAAACCAACAGTACTTACGATTAATCCAAATGATGGCAAAGCAATGCTCATTCCTTGGCTTATGAGTATTGATACAAAAACAAATGAACCAGTTATTGTTTCTAAAACACAAGTACTGGCTATTACAAAAACTGAGAAGAGCTTGGCTGACGGATATATACAAAGCACTACTGGTATCCAATTGGCACTTTAGTTGCAATAAATACGTGTATGAACTTTGTACACAGAAATAATGACAAGAGACTATGTGGAGCATCAACTAGAGCCACAGTCAATAATGTTAGAGTAAACAATCAATTTATTAGTACAGAGGGCGACCCCAACACACATGGAGGGGGCGCTCTTCAAGCCACTGCAACTAGTGGTAGAACTCGTGCTGGCGGCAAACCTATTATCATTTTAAATGATCCTGCATCACGTGATAGTTATTGCGGACGACCAGGTTATGGTCCTGAACACTGTGGACCATCAGCAACAAGTGCAAGCGGCGATGTAAGAGCCGGAGGGTAACATGGTAGACTTTACTGATTTTAAAAATGGATTACAAGATGCTAATGAGTATCTAGATACTAAACACCATCTTAGTGGCACATCAGCACTGGGCAATAGTAATCTACGAGCAGTAGCACAAGCAGAATATAGTTTTACACTACGTGAATTACTATGTGGTGTGCTAGGCGGCAATGGAATAAAACTTCCAAACATTCAAATATGTATGAGTGCAAATATCAATGCACTACTTGGCATCCCAAATTTACAAGCTGAACTTTTCGATGCACTAACACAACTAGATGGTGCAATGAACGACTTTATGGATCACACCAAGTTAGACAGTGTACTTGGACGTCTTAATGGTGTATTAGCAGAAGCACAAAACGTTGCTAACATGATTAATTTTTGTAGTGCACCTGTTGATCCTATTGCTATTCCAAATATGTTGGAACGAGCAATGGGTAGTTTTCTTGGTGCTGGTAAAAACTTAATTGACCAAGTTGGCAGTATTGTGCCTGGTCAAGTGTGTGCTTGTATAGGCACAGGTGGATTTAATGGTAATGTATTTAATGGCGGCATCTTAGGCAACATTGCTAATAACATTGATAACATCAACGCAGGATCGCTTGGTCAGAGCGTCTTAGACAGTATCAGACAAGATATTCAAGGTGTTAGTGAAGGCATATCAAATTTAATTAATTTTGAGAATAACATTAATGGATCATATAGTTTAGGCGGAAGCCAGTTTGCTACACCTGATCCAAGTTGTAATAGTGGCGTTGGTGTTATGCATAACCCGCAAAACGGCAGTATTGCTGCTAATGCAAGATTAGCATCAAGTATGAAAGGTTTATATGATAAACTTGCTGGATATCCAGTTACATATAGACCAGGAACTTCTCTTGGTGGATCAAACGGCAGTGTACCAATTAGTGCAAGTAACCTCGATGCAGATAGTTCACAACCAATTGAATATGAAAATATATTTAAACTACTGTTTGACGATGACTTCTTAACGTTATTAGATCAAGCAGATGACCCACAAAGTAATGTAGATAATCAGATACCAGTATACGATTATTGTGGTACAATTATTGGTTATACCACAAATGTAGTACAACGAGAAGCACAACAAAGTGCAGGCAGTGATCCAACAATACCCAATAGCCCAGGCTACTTGGCAGGTGGATTAAACACTAGTGACGGTAACAATGCAACTAATTCAGAAACAGTAGCACAAGGTAGTATTACTGTTAACCAAGGAAGTGGTGCAAATGTCTATTTGGTCAATAGTGAACAAGCACAGTTAGCATTACAGACAAATACAAATGACTTGGTTGTAAGAACAGATATCTTAACTATATTTACACGTTTAGATACCAGTGTATACAATCTTGGTACTATGCTAGATTACCAACAGAGTAGTGTAACATTTACTGCATTTGGTAAAAATGTAAACGAATTAACTGGTGCTGGATTTGTAGCAAAAGACGGTACTGTAGCAGTTGCAAGAAGTATACAAGGCACAGCTAACCAAATAACAGTGTTCAATGGAAATGGTGCTGGTGGCAATCCAATTATTGGAATTGCAGATAATCCGCAACTGCCTGGACAAGGAAGTGTTCGTGTTCCAAATGGTAACGGTTCTGAAAGATCTAATTTACCTCAAGGAGGTATGGTACGTTATAATAATGACTCACATGAAATAGAAGTATACTATGCTGACATAGGAATGTGGAGAGACATTGCAACGATTAATGATGTTACAGTGCAAACTGGCGTCAATATCAATATTGGGTCTGGTGCAGAAGTTTACAAACAAAAGAACACCAATAACGAGCAAGAGTTTAGAAAATTAAATGCCAGTGGCGGTGTAACAGTTACACAAAATGCTGATGATATTACTATTGGTGATGTAATTACAATGAGTAATCAAGCAACTGGTGCACAAGTGTTTAAACAACGAACCGCCAATGACTTTGAATTACGTACACTAAAATCAAGTGGTGGTGGAGTAACAATAACACAAGACACAAACGACATTGATTTAAACATACCAGGTGTTGCTAGATCAACATTAACAACTACTAATAATTCGTCCACTCCAGTTACATTCAACGGATCAGAATTATCTCCAGACACAAATAAATCCTGGTTCTTTAAAATATATGTACTAGCAGGTCGTGGCACAACTAAGCGAGCCTGGCAACTTCAGGGAGTGGTACAAAACGATAGTATTACTGACGATTTTGTTGGTGATGTAAGACGTATTGATTATCAACGTAATACTGGCGAAGCATTTATAACACCTTGGAACTCAGGTTCTGGATATCCTGTTGCAACACAAGTAGAACACGATTTGATTATCTATGAATCAAACACAATTATTTCTAGTGGAAGTACTAGTAGCTACACTTCACCAGACAGCAATGGAGATTGGACTGTAACAGACGCTGGCTGGAATGCCAGTGTAATTATTAATAGTAATGCTATGTCTATTAGAGTACGTGGTGATTCACTTGCTGTAGACTGGAGTATTAAACTAGAATATGTTGAATTATAAATAAATGTAAGAAAACACTTGACAAGTGAGTCGTTTTGCCGTATATTATACAAAGTAATAGGTTATGGTAAGACGTCATGGCAAAAAACACTGTAACTTAACGATAGGCAAACGAAAGGCAAAAAATTATGAGATCAAAAGACACTGGCAATGGCCGTAAAATTATGGCAAAAGTAGAAGTACCCTTAGGGGTGGATGACATTACATTATACGCATTAAGATATCTTGCTGAGATTGGCGACAACGATCCACGAGAAACAATATTATCCAGTAACAAGCGTGAAATATTTGGATATGCAAAACGTGCAATATTTTTGCATGGAGCAAATGAACCCAAAAATTATGTTACACAAAAACTTAATGGACAAGTAAAAGTAATACGAAAAATTGTAGATTATAAATTTCCGGAATGTGATTAATGAGTAATGTAATAGACTTTGTGGTTGAAAAAGCTGTACGTCAACGAGGTATATCTAGAGAACTTGCAAAGCAAATGATAGCTGACGGATTCGATCCGCTTGACCCTAGTGATATAGGCGAACACGGAGACTGGTTTAGCGTCTCTGGTGAACTTGAAATAGAGCATACTTGGACACAGGATGCACTTGATAAGCTATTAAAAGATCTTAAAGATCTTACTGACTAAATACCTATAAAGTAGAAATGGAATAGCTAGAATGGGCGATACGCTTGTTTTAAATGCAGATGCACAGCCTGTTAGTTTCTTACCATTAAGTGTGGTACAATGGAAAGAAGCAGTAATGTATATGTACCACGATAAATGCACAGTACTCGACTGGTATGATGATTGGGTTGTCCGATCTCCTAGTTGGGAAACAAGAGTGCCAGCAGTTATTATGCTGAAAGATTTTATGCACAAAACACGTAGACCCCGATTTAGCAAAAACAATTTGTATTTGCGAGATTTATATGAGTGTGGCTACTGTGGTGAAAGACATCTGAAAAGTGAACTTACAATGGACCATGTCACGCCTGTATCAAAAGGCGGCAGGACATCCTGGACCAATTGTATTACAGCATGTAAATCCTGTAACTGGAGTAAAAGTGATAAAGTAGGACCAAATTGGCGCCCACTATATAAACCTTACCAACCAGGATATTACGAACTTGTACGTAAACGTAAGCAATTAGATTTTGCAGTGCGACATCCAAGCTGGTATCAGTGGCTTGATTTACAAAATACTTAAAAACTTCTTGACAACTTATAACATTTATGTTAGTATGGTGAAGTTGTGTGACTGTTCACACACCGGGAGACATAACCCGTAAAACCTAAAAGGAGATAAAACTATGGATATTCTTAAAAAGATTAAAGGATGGGCTGCTGGCCTAACAGATGTAGGTCTTTCAATTGTAGCATTATTGCTAGTTGTTGAACTACTAGGATTGGGAGCAATTCCGTTCTTCCCAGAAACAAGTGTAGTAGCAAACGTATCGGCGATGCTAGGCACACTAAGCGCAGAAGGCCTAATGGGCTTGATTGCTATCTGGGTACTATATGCTATTTGGAATAGAAAATAGGCAGGCTTTAATTTAAAAAAAATTATAACCTATTGAAAACGCAGGAAACCTTTTCTGCGTTTTTGCTTGACACCAAGACGTATTGGTGCTATATTGTATGTATAAGTTAAACAAAAGGAACTATACATGTCAAATTATGCAACATTAACAGAATCAATTAACACTGCAACTTTCGATTCAGACAACTGGAATGCTGATGGTAGCATTAACTGGAGTTTTGTTGATGCAGATGCATATGCTGATTGTTTTGATATGTATAAAAACACTGAAGCATTTTACAATGACTTTAATGAAATCGTAAACAGTATAATTGCTGAAATGCGTGAAGAAGCAGACGCAGAAGCACGTTTTGAAATAGCAACTTCTTAATAGGAGAATAGGTACTATGCATACTAAAAAAGAATATGTATTCGACAATGAATCAGATGCACAAACATTTGCAGATGAAAGACGTGTACCATATGATCCAAGTGCAGACGTATATGTAGGTGGACCATTTTATCGTGACGGTGTTCCAAAGTATGACTTTCAAGAACAAGAAGAACCTTATTGGGCTGTTACTGTAGAAATTTACAAATAAAGGCTTGACACCAAGACGTATTGGTGTTAAAATAGCAGTATAAGTTAACAAAACAGGAGTCAATTATGCAAGTAGCAGTTATCCACAAAGCGTTCGAAGATACCCCACGTACAGTAGCATTTGTTACGGTTCCTGATGGAACAGTTCATGAAGAAGCATTAGAGTATGCATACCGTTGGACTAACAATGTAATGGGTTCGTGGTCAATTAAAGAAGAAACTTTCTCAAACGGAGAAGCAAACGGCGACTTTAATGAAAATGTTACACGTATGGCACCACTACATGAAGGTGGTATGGGATTACGTTCAACATCAATGGGCGACCAGATGCTTGTTGGCAATAAGAAATATGAAGTCGCAATGTGCGGCTTTGAAGAGGTAGCTTAATGCTTAGAATTTTTAACAGTGCATACTATACAGATACTGGTGCAGAACGTCTAATACCTTTAGAAGAAGCCAGTATTATAGAACAAAAAATAGATGCAAGGGGCCGTCCTTTTATATTCTTTGAGCATAAAGATTATCCATTGGGTGGTCTTCGTGCTTGGTATGACGGCACTTATTGGCAATGTGATTTGGATTAGGAGTAAACGATGAGTAATATAGATGAACAGTTACCAATAGATATTGTTAATGAGCTTGGAGAAAACGTTACGTATGACCAAACACATGGTTATCCATATGATCGTGGTGGTGCTGACAGTTACTATGGACGAGAGTTTGATCCACATTACTGGCCAGAAGGAACTGGAGTGGGGGTACGTGTTGAAATGAAAGACATGACTCCACTAGATATTACTGCTTATACTAAAGGCTATAATGATAATGAAGATGCCGGTATGTTTAAAGAGTGGTAATTTATTACTTGACAAATGTAGTTATAATCTATATATTGTTGAGTAAGGAGTGTTTATTATGGCTACGTTTGAAATTGAAACAATTGAATACAACAAACATGGAAGTGTTAAAAAAGAGTGTGAACTATTTGGTAGTAAAAAAGAAGCTATCAATCACATGAGAAAGAAAATTAAAGATCGTCACGGCTTACTACAACGAGGTGAGATTAAAGACGGCGAAGTTAAACTTTTAGATGAACGAGGAACTGTTCGACAGGAAATTAAATTCGGACAGTTACTTTAACCTTAAGAGGCAAGCAGAATGAAAAAACTTATCATGGCAGCTATGTTGTTTTTTGCGGCTACTCCAGCACCAGCATTAGCAACAGACTTTGATCTAATTGACGAATTTCCTGAAGTGCATTGTTTGGCACTTAATGTTTACTACGAGGCACGTGGTAGTAACCTAGCAGATAAAGCAGGAGTGGCAGATGTAGTAATTAATCGTGTAAATGACTCACGTTATCCAGACACAGTTTGTGGTGTAGTCAAGCAAGGTTTACAAGATGCTAACGGAAACATGCGTCGAAACAAGTGTCAGTTCAGTTGGTATTGTGACGGAAAACATGACAGGCCACAGGATGAAGATCGTTGGGCAGAAGCACAAATGATTGCTTGGAACATGTATGAGTTTTATAAGTTTAGAGGTATTACAGAAGGTGCCACACATTATCATGCTACATATGTAGAACCGCAGTGGGCATCATCATTACAGTTGGTAGGACGTATTGGTGCGCATATCTTTTATCGTTGGGAGTAAGAATGTATAAATATATGTATGAAAATAAACGAAGTTATATCAATACCACTTGATGAGGGTCCAAATGACCCTCATATTTTTAAAGCGGTGTTTATGGCCGGTGGACCAGGATCTGGAAAGTCTTATGTGGCTAGAAAGATGCTTGCCGCTACTGGCCTTAAACCTGTCAATAGTGATGAGATTTATGAATACCTAGCAAATAAAAAAGAATTGGATCTTGGAGATCCAGCTGTTGTTGGTAGTCCAGATGGACAAGCAGTACGTAACAGAGCTAAAGATCTTACAAACAAAAGACTTACTGGTTATCTGCACGGAAGACTAGGTGTTATTATTGATGGTACAGGTAAAGATGTTGCTAAAGTAAAAAAAGATAGCGACAGATTAAAGTCATTGGGATACGAAACAATGATGATTATGGTAAACACAAGTCAAGAAGTAGCACAAGAACGTAATAAGCAACGTGCTAGAAGTATTCCAGCTGAAATGGTTTCCAATATGTGGAAGCAAGTTCAAGATAACTTAATGCAATTTCAGCAAGTTTTTGGTGCAGCAAACTTCCACGTAGTTGATAACAGTGGGGGTCAAGAAAACCCAGACCGTGAGCAAAACTTTAATCAAGTATTCACAAATGTACAAAAGTTTTTAAATAGTCCACCACGTTCAAGAACAGCTCAAGCGTGGCTGGCCAGTATGAAACCAGGCCAGGACAAGTAATATGTACGAATACAAGTGTATAACAATACGGGTTATTGATGGCAGTACAATCGATGCCGAAGTAGATTTAGGATTTAATGTATTAGTACGTCAACGTATTAAATTACATGGTGTAAATGCTCCTGATGTCAGAAGTGCTGACCCAGCCGTAAAAATAAAAGCGCAACAAGCAAGAACAAGACTTAGTGAGCTTATAGGAAAAGAGTTCTATTGCAATACAATAATGAACAAACGTGGCAAGGCAGGCAGAACACTTGGGCATGTATATGTTATAGACGCAAATGAAAATCGTATCGATATAAATCAAACACTTATTAGTGAAGGCCTCGCCGCACGATACGGAGATTAAAACTATGCTATTTGGAATTTTAACATTATTGGTAGCTCTCACCATCAGTGGTGTCGCTATATATTATTCAGTTGCAGGATTGGTAGCAATCTTTGCCGCCGCCGCTATACCTATTATAATTATGGGTGGTGCACTGGAAATAGGTAAATTGGTAGCGGCTGTTTGGTTACACCGTTATTGGGATAAAGCACGTTGGTGGTTAAGATTATATCTAGCTGTTGCAGTACTTGTACTCATGTTTATTACAAGTATGGGCATCTTTGGCTTCCTATCAAAAGCACATATTGAACAAACTAGTGCGGCAACTGAGCAAGTTGCTACAATACAAAGATACAATGATGAGATTGGCAGAGAGCAAGAAATTATTGCCAGAGCAGAACAACGTATTGCTAAAGCAGAAACTGATGCAACTGCTGAAGATGTCGGTATACAAGAAAAAATAGACAAAGAACAACAGCGTATTGATAGTGCATACACAAGACGCCAGCCTAGTATACTTGAACAATTAGATATCATTGAAGCACAGGAACTTGCACTTGATGAAAGAGTTGCAGTATTTGAAGATGAGATTACTAGTTTAGATACAGAAATAAGCAGGCTAAATGGTCTAGTTTCTGAATACAGAACTGAACTTTCTAATACAAGTGTTGCTAGTGTTGAAGAACAAATACAACCTTATCGTGATCAAATAACACAACTTGATTCTGACATTGCTAGATTGGATGAACAAGCAGCATCATATGAAGTTCGTATTAGTGATCTAGTACCAGATTACAGTGCAGTTGATACACTTAAAGATCAGATTACTGCAATTGAACAAAGTATAGTTGTAACTACAAATAAATTACAAAGTACAGAACGAGCTAAAGTCAAAGAAGGACAAGCTGTAATAGGTGTTACTAGTGATGGATTATTTGGTAGTAATACAACTCGTGCATTAAATGCTTGGGTAACAGCACAACAAGCTCGTATTGCAGACTTACAGTCACAAGAAACAGAACTAAGAGCACAAGCACAATTAGTTATTAGTACTGAGCGAACTCGTTTAACTGGACTAGTTACTGGATTACGTGGAACACAAACTGAAAGTGTACAACAACGTAAGCAAGGGTTATTAGACACAATTGACACAATACGAACAGATGCGGCTAGTAATTTACAAACTGCACGTAGTAATATACAAACAAAGATAGATTTAGTACTGGATACAGATATACCTGCTGTTAGAGATCAACGCAAACTAGCACAAGAAAGTATCACACAGTTACGTAATTCACCAGATCGTAAAATTGAAAATGCACAAGCAGAAATGGCTAGACTACGTGAACTGGCAGAAGCAGAAATCGCACAGTCACAAAGTGTTATTGAACGTCTAAGAAACGAAATACAAATAGGCGATGATGTAGATTTAGACGTATTAACTGACGCACAGTTAGCTAGAATTAAAACAGCAAACGATAATATTGATCGTATTACCAATCAAAAGTTTGCACTACAAGCAGAAGCTAGAAAACTAGAAGCAGAAGTAGGACCTGTTAAGTATTTGGCAGAGTTTATATATGAAGATGCAGACCGTACAACACTAGAAGATGCTGTACGTTGGGTAATACTTATTATTATATTTGTATTTGATCCACTGGCAGTTGCATTACTTATTGCGGCACAGTATATATTTGAATGGCGAAGGGAAGAACGAAATGGTAGAACTACTAAACCTACAAATCGCAGTGTACAAGATGACAATGTGGAACCTAATGAACGAAATGGAAAAGCCAATGATGAGGCAAGTGTTCCAAAACGGAGCACAGTGGAGACAGTTAAAGAACCAGTTCTTGACAGTGCATCAGACGAATTGGCCACTCTCTTAGAAAAAGCAGAACCCGAAGTACTAGAGCAAGTAGCAAAAGAACTAGAGGGTTGGGAAAAAACTGCCGCAGGGTCAAGTGGCATGCCAAATCCAGGCAAAAATAAACTTGACAAAATAGAATATAACCCGTATACTGATACAAGACCAACTAAAGAACTAAACAAAGAGGAACAAACTATTCGTGATACAGCATGGCCAGAAGGTTATGATGGGAAACTTGTTCCACCTAAACCGTTTAAAGAGGATTAAGTATACCCTATGAGGGAAAACAGTATATACCATATCACCCCACCTGATATGAAATTATTAGATGCGGGACCAATTATTACAGTACTAACACATGATAACCAATTTTTAGATGACATTGAAAGACTACATGAAAATATGTATAAAAGTGTACCTGTGGTTATATATCACGCTAACGGCCCCATCAATGATAACAACATTGCTTGGATGGTAAGTGTTATGCGACTTAGCGATAACGTTTTTGTCGATCTAGACACAGTTACACAAACAGAACTAGTTGCAAGTTTAATGAACGAATCTAACGTGACTTACTTCAGCTACAAAAACCGCCAGCCTGACATATTGAAACTATTCAATACTAGGGAAGGATATACAGTATACGAAAATACTGATCAGTTTTCCATGATGGCACAACATGAATATTCAAATAGGAGGAATAATGATTACTAATCAATATGCAGGAACATATGAGAAAGTTTAACAAACCAGAACCACGAACCCCCATTAACGCTCAGATACGTTATAACGAACTGAGAGTAGTTGACGAAAAAGGTCAACTGGGTGTAATGCACAAAAATCAAGCAATTAAAATTGCCGAGAGTAGAGGATTAGATTTAGTAGTAATAACTGAATCTGCAAGACCTCCTGTCGCTAAGATTTTAGATGCGAATAAATATCTCTATGAACAAAAGCGGCGTGAAAAAGAACAAGCTAGAAAGCAACGTGAAAGCCGCATTGAGATCAAAGAGATCCAATTCAGACCTGGTATTGGTGATCATGACTTCGATACAAAATTAAAAAACATTGAAAAGTTTCTTTCAAAGGGAAACAAAGTTAAACTTATGGTACGTTTCAAAGGTCGGGAAAATGCCAATAAGCACTTGGGCTTTGATATACTTAATCGTGTAGCAGAGACACTTGAGGAAGTAGAATGGGATGCAAAGCCTAGCTTAAACGGAAACCGACTTATAGGGATATTGAAACGAGGTAAAAATGGATAGACGACAAAAAAGATTTAATAATAATAATAAATTTGAGGCTAAAGGCCTACACGTAGAAGTACACAACAATGATGTTAGTCGTGCACTGCGTAAACTAAAGAAAATGGTTAACAACGATGGCTTACTTAAAGAGCTACGTGATCGTGAATACTACGAGAAGCCCAGTCTAAAGCGCAAGAAAGCAAAGGCGGCTGCCCGTAAGCGGTGGTTAAAACAACAAGAAAAAAATACCAATAGATAGCTTGACAAACAGTACCGTATGTATTATATTAGTATTACGATAAGAACTGCCACTCAATGCGCAAAAGCGTCAAGTGAGCATGATAAGAAATACAAATACAGAACTACGGGTTGCTACGAAATAAGCACGTGGTAGGCAATGGTTAGCCTACCGACACATAAATAACAGTGGATGCCAATTATGGGTCCGCAAATTAACATCTTGCTTAACAAAGGAGATATAAGATGAATAGATTAACAACGATTGACTTAAATAAACTCACCCCCCACAGTGTTGGACTAGAAAGAATGTTTAACGACATGTTTAGATATGTTGAACATCCGCAAAACGCTGGATACCCACCATATAATATTGTGCAGGACGGTGAACGTTTCCAAATTGAAATGGCCCTTGCTGGTGTACAAATGGATGACGTTAATATTGAAGTCGCTGATGGAGTATTAACCGTTACTCATGACCCAGTAGAAATTACAGACAAACCTGAATCTGCTGTTAGATGGGTGCACAAAGGTATTGCACAACGTAAGTTTGACCGTAGCTTTACCCTTGCAGATGATGTAGTGGTACAGGGTGCGAGGATGGAAAACGGCATGTTATACATAGAACTTGAGCGTATCATCCCAGAAGAAAAGAAACCTAGGAAAATAGAAATTTCATACGCAGGTTAATACAACAAATATAAAAGGGGTGGTAACCTACCCCTTTTTACTCTCAACAATTTAGTATAGTTTAGGTAAAGTAATGAGCACAGAATTAGCATCGAAGATTGATACAACGTTTATATTTAAACGGCCTAAAAAGTACAAAGTCATTTTGATGAATGATGATTTAACTCCCATGGAGTTTGTAATTGAAATACTTATTGGTATTTTCAACAAAAGTTCAACCGAGGCACAAGAGATTACGTATGCAGTGCACCATAATGGTTCGGGCATTGCTGGTATATTCAATTATGAAGTAGCAGAGCAGAAAGCTCATGAAGCTACTAATATTAGCAGAAACGCAGGTTTTCCGCTATCACTTAAATTAGAAGAAGAATAAAATGAGAATTGAAAACGAAATCCTTTTGGACTACAGCGATGTCTTGATTCGTCCAAAGCGTAGCACATTAGGTTCACGCAAAGAAGTAAATTTAGAACGTGAATTTATGTTCCGCAACTATAATAACCAAGACGTTATGGTTGGAGAATATGATTGGAAAGGTGTTCCAATTATGGCAAGTAACATGGATGGTGTTGGTACATTTGAAATGGCAGACAAACTTGCTGAAGGACACATCTTTACGTGTCTAGTTAAAACATATAGTGAAAAAGATTTAATCAAATACTTTACATCTGATTTACCTGAGCGTAGTGACTTTGTTGCTATGAGTATCGGTATTCAGGACCGTGACTTAAACAAATTTGAACAAGTATATGCGGAGTGTAAAGAAAATTTAAAATACGTTTGTATTGATGTAGCAAACGGATATAGTCAACGTTTTGTGGAGTTTGTGGGAGAATTTAAATTCCGCTTCCCCAAAGTAGTAATTATAGCAGGTAACGTAGTTACCGCAGATCAAACACAGGAGTTAATACTAAATGGAGCAGATATTGTTAAAGTGGGCATTGGTCCCGGGTCTGTTTGCACTACTAGGATTCAAACTGGTGTGGGATACCCGCAACTATCTGCGGTCATCGAGTGCGCTGATGCAGCACACGGACTTGGTGGTCACATCATTGCTGACGGTGGGTGTACTTGCCCTGGAGATGTCGCTAAGGCCTTTGCAGGTGGAGCAGATTTTGTTATGCTCGGTGGTATGCTTGCTGGCCATGATGAAGGCGGCGGCGAAGTAATTACTAAGATTTACGAAACTAATGAAGTGACTAAAACAGATGATGAATTCTTTGAGTCTGTTTATGAAGAAAAGCAGTTTATACAGTTCTACGGGATGAGTTCAGATGCAGCAAACACAAAACACTTCGGTGGACTTAAAGAATACCGATCAAGCGAAGGAAGAGAAGTTCTTGTTCCTTACAGAGGCTCAGTGGCTACCACTGCTCAAAATATATTGGGTGGCGTGCGTAGTACTTGTACTTATGTTGGAGCCAATACACTAAAGCAACTTAGTAAGTGTACAACTTTTATTCGTGTAAACAATCAGTTTAATCGAACATACGAGTCTACAACAACTAAGATGTAATAAATACTAACACTGGAACAGGATAGTATTATGAGAGCAACAGAATTATTAGATGAAGGCGTTGGGCAAGCAGGCGTTGATTATGAAAACCGTGTAGCACAGGCAATTACTGATGCTAATTTAGATTTTTTACAATTAACCAAAGCTGGCGGTGCGGCGTTTAGTAGTCACGATGCAGCCGATATTGAAGCATCGTTAAATGGTAAGCCATTTTTAGTAGAATGTAAAAGTAGTACAACAGATACTATGGGTAGCTTTCTTATGATCTACCGTGACGGAAATTTTATTCCTAGTAGTAAAGCTCTAATGAAAGTTGAAGAAGAAGATTTAGAAACTGCACTTGAGGCTCTTGAAGAACGCAAGCCTGCAATTGATGCATATCTAGACGAACTGTCAACACGTGAGCCAGTACAACTACACCAGTTAGCAAAAGGTAACATTCCTTTTATTGCAGATTATGACGTTAGACTCGCTATGGTACAAGATGGTTACCAAAAGGCTATTCAACAAATGGTAACTGCAAGTTCAAGTTTCATTAATAATCTATACAACAGTAAACAAGTCTACTATATGCAAGTAGGCGGTGCTGGATTATTTTACATGGGAAAAGATATCTATAATCTAGGTGTGCCGCCGTATGAAGGCGAAGTAAAGATTGAGATACGTTTAAAAGCGGCTGGTGATTCAACTGGCTCAATTAGTAAGCGTGTAAGCAATCAAATTGGCAGAGAAGCTGAATATAGAAAAGTTGATTTAGCATGTAGTGGAAAAATATCTACTAAAAACAAATCACCTTTCAGCCTTGATGATCCTGAAAGTATCCGTACATTATTTAATCAGTAATATGCACTAAACGCATAACGAGTATTTGTGAAATGCATTGCCATTTTGTTATATACTATGATAAATATTGACGGCCAGAAACGAGATTACATCAAGAATCAAACCTGACACGTTGAAAAGACAACGGGCGCTCGCCTTATCAAGCATCATTACATATTGGAGAAAACAATGATAACTATAGCAGATATGCTTGGTAGTGTAATGACTGCGGTCAGACTACCAAAAAGAACAACAGGATTGAAAAATATCAATCAAAATCTTGAAACTTATGTTAAGACAGAATTTAACAAAGGTGATCAGGCATACGTCTTAGAATGTATGCGTAGTGGCTTTCCACTAGATAGACGTAACATCGTTTAAGGTATGCGTTAGGCGCATATCGTGTTCAACTAGAACACAGTAGTAATTCATAAGAATTCATGTTAAATAAAAGTGTGAGCAAAAATAATGCTCACACTATACACATATACATATACATAGGAATATAAGAAAATGACAGCTTTAGTAGCAAATACATTTAACTGGTTTGGCTTTATGGGTGCCGCCAACTGGTTTAAAAAATTAGGCACCGAGTTACACAGACGTAAAAACATTCGTCACACAATAAATGAACTTTCAAAACTTACAAACCATGAGCTAAATGACATTGGTATTGCACGTGGTGACATTTATCATATTGCACATTCGTCATATCCAAGAGCACTAGGTGGCGAAGCTGTAGAAGCAAACCGCAACTTGAGAGGTTGGGTATAATGGAAGCAGTAGGAAATACACCAGTATCAACACCAAAGTTTATCAAAACACTTGGAAAATACCTTGTTGCAATTGCTATGGGCGTATGGGCTTTTGGTGAATCAGCAGGCAGAGCAAGAGCCGCTGAAGCACTTTGGAGAGAAGGTTTCCACGAAGAAGCAAAACGTTTAATGTTGGAGAACAAATAATGTTTAAGAAATTTATTAAAGCAATGGAATACAGAAGTTACTGTATGGCAATCCGTGAACTAAGAAACAGAGGCTACTATAGAAAAGCTGATGAGATATCTGAGTTCAAACACAAGATGTATCCGAGCTACTAATGTTAGACCCAGATCACACTTACACACGGCCCAAGGGCGAGAAGAAAAAAGGCGGCAAGTAAGCCATATTACAACAGAGTAAAGCACCGCATGGTGCTTTTTTCTTGACTAATTAACTATCAGTGCTATAAATATAGTTAACACACGGAGGCTATATGCAACATTCTATTGAGGATCTTTTAAGAAGACTTGAAGTAATGAAAGACAAAGCGATTCTGTTACATCGTGTACGGAATGAATTTAGTGAAATATCATATAAAAATTATGATAAAGCAGCCTGTCAAAATATTATTGACGATATACAAGCAATGGCATTAAGTATTGCAATGGACAAAGAGGGTACTGATATTATTACTGAGATGGAATATAAATGAATACAACTGGTAATTTTCTAGTTAGTATACCCAGTATTAATACTGGAACGTTTAATCGTAGTGTTGTACTCATGAGCGACCACACAGGTGACGGTGCACATGGCTGGATAGTTAATAAGCAACTAGATGATAAAATAACACAACGTTTACGTAAAGGTATGAATTTACATCGTGATATACCATTGTACTTTGGTGGTCCAGTAGATGTAAACAATGCAGTTGTTATACACAGTAATGATTTAAAATTACCTAGTACAAAAAAACTAAACGATACACTAAGCATTACAAAAGACAAAAGCATTGTCAATGTAATGAATATTGGACAGTTTCCTGAATACTGGAGAGTAATTGTTGGTAGAAGTTCATGGGGTGCTGGACAACTGGAAAGTGAAATACTTGGCAGTCGTAGTAACGGTATCAGTAGTTGGATGACTGTTGATTATAGTGATCAATTAATGTGGCAAACTATGCCAAGCAATCAGTGGGAACGTAGTATTGAGATCTCCGCTGAGAATATGACAAGCAATATCCTAAACACACAAAAAACATAAATGTTAGCGTTTAACATTTTCTTTATGTGTAAATAAGACATTGCACAATAAAGGAGTGTCCAAATGGTTGCAACCAAAATAGCAGATCTAACTGAAGATGAACTAAAATTTATGGAAGATTTATTACTAAAAGAGTTTAGTAAAGAAACTGAAAAAGCCAAAACTTGGCAAACAAAAAACCATTATCAACTTCCATATGCAAAACAAAATAGAATACTATCTTGTTTAAGTGCAATCCGTAGCCAAACGCAACTTAAAAAGACACTAGCTACTAAGTGGTAATTGGTCGGAGTAGTAGGATTCGAACCTACGACCTTTCGCTCCCAAAGCGAACGCACTACCAGGCTGTGCTATACTCCGTAATTGGCATCGGTGCAGGGAGTCGAACCCCGGCTTGCGGTTTTGGAGACCGCCGTGCTACCATAACACTTCACCGACATAACTTTTTTTAAAACTACACTATCTTTGACCCTTTCGAGGTCTCTGTCTCTGCAAAGACACCTTATTGCAGTAAGGCGTAGTGTAGTCATAAAAAAAGCCCCGTAACATTTCTACTACAGGGCTTGCAATGAGTAAGTTCGTTAAGAAGTCACATCAAGGCATACCCCAGTTTCCTGGACACCAACTTGGTTTGTACATTCCTTGTAACATATTAACTCCTTTGTTATACTTATATTTATACAGTAATCTTTTCAGTAAGTCAAGCACTTTTTTTACTTTTTTTGGCTCCAGGGGGAGGATTCGAACCTCCACGGTTAAATACTTTGCGAGCTATTAACCACACGATAAACAGTCGTGCGTGTCTACCAATTTCACCACCCTGGATCAATTTATGCAGCCAGGGCAATCTTTCCTTGTTTGTCCAGTGCCGCAATCATTCTTGTCATACCAATACCGCCGCCTACTCTAGGAAAGAAGTCAAATTTTAGGAACTCTTCTAGTTCTGCTTCCACACGTTCTTTACCAAACAGTTTGTATAGTAACTGTGCATACTCGCCGTCTACAATACTGTGGAATGTATCACGCATCATATCAACATCACAACTACGCTCTGCTGATCCAATAGTTTCCATACCACCTAGTATAACGTCCATCTTTTTAGCAGTGTTGCCATCATCGTTACGTGCCATATTCCAGAAAGGTGATGTTAGTTCTGGGAAGTCTGTAATTAAACAACTACCAAAGTTCATTTCCATACCTTTTTCGTGACTGTCATCCATTTCAACATCAGCACTTACACCCCAATGTTGTTGCCATTCTCTGTAAGTTTTTTCTGTTAATGGATCAAAGCCCAAGTATTCACACAGCTCATACTCCATTGCTTTAAGGTCGTTAACATCGCCAGGCATCTCAAACTCAAACATAGGGAAGATAATATCGTGTCTACCTGGTATAGCATTTGGTTCTTGTCTATAACTCGTTGACACACAAAAAAAGCCCTTACTATCGGGCTTGCTTAATAATTCATGTTCTAACCACATCTGGCCTGTTTGCGGTAGTGGCCAAACTTGGTCTGCATAATTGTAAGTTGCTACATTAAACGGATCTTCGCAAGCCGCTAATATGCTTAGTCTGTTTTGGGTGTGGACTTCTAAGAATCCTTTAGCCAAAAAAAATGACCTTAAAAGGCCAACTGTGTCTGTAAATTTTTGTGGGTTTATGAGTTGAGTCATTGTTTTTTCCTTTTTCAACCTAAAAAAATTTTGCCGCAGAAGCAACAAAATCGTATCGTTATATCGTAAACTGTTTCTATTTAGTCTTTCTTAAAAAAAATTAAGTTATTGACATAGTATCATATCTATGTTATAAATAGACTGTAACGTTGAAGTGATTTGATGATTGGACAGGACCTGGGGGCGGTACCCAGCAGCTCCACCATAAGCACATCCTGGAAGAGCAGGTTGGTCACAGGTTGAAGGGTGTGCTTATGATGGGGCTGAAATAGGATCGACTGACAAGATAGATGAATGGAGTTACCGGGATGTAAGCGCCGTTACCGCGAACAAACTTTATAATTGCAAATAACAATTATGCGCCAGAAATGGCATTAGCTGCCTAATTAGGTAAGTGGGGGTTTGTAACGCACCTAGCAACAGAAGCGTTACACTATGCAGGCTGAAACATAGAGGTTAAAGTACAGCCAATACAAAGGAAACCTTATTAATGAAATTATTAAAAATATTTACCACAGCATTATTAATGTTGGGGTCTTTAGCAGTGTCAGCACAAGCAGATACTCCTAAAGATAAAGTAACTGTTGGATTCATCTACGTTGGACCAACAGGTGACCACGGCTGGACATATCGACACGATATTGGTCGTCAACAAGTAGAAGAAGCATACGGAGATCGTGTTGAAACTACGTTTGTTGAAAGTGTAGCAGAAGGTGCTGATGCAGAACGTGTACTAACACAAATGGCACTACAAGGTGCAGACATTATCTTTGCCACATCATTTGGATATATGGATCCAGTGATGGCTGTAGCAAAGAAATTTCCAAACGTAAAGTTTGAACATGCTACAGGTTATAAGCAATTAGATAATGCTGCTAACTATGGCTTGAAACTATATCAAGCAAGACACGTACAAGGTATTGTTGCTGGCATGATGACAAAAACAAATACAATTTGTTATATTGCTTCATTCCCAATTCCAGAAGTTATGCGTGAAATTAACACATTTTATCTAGGTGCAAAGAAAATGAACCCAGATGTAGACCTAAAAATTACTTGGGTATACACATGGTACGATCCAGGCAAAGAAAAAGATGCAGCAGTAGCAATGATCCAACAGGGTTGTGACATTGTAGCACAACACACTGACTCACCTGCTCCGCTACAAGCGGCAGAACAAGCAGGCGTACTTGGATTTGGACAAGCAAGTGATCAAATGAAGTTTGCTCCTAATGCACAATTGACAGCAACTATTGACAATTGGGGTCCTTACTACATTAAGAAAGTAGGACAAGTACTAGACGGTACATGGGAAACAGGCGATTACTTTGGACATATGAACGAAGGTGCTGTACAAATGGCACCATTTGCTAATATGCCAGCTGATGTACAAGCAGAAGCACAACGTGTAAAAGATGCTATTAGCGCAGGCGAGTTGTTTGGATTTACAGGTCCAATT